TCGATACCTACAGAAGGCGCGAATTCTAACTCATCATTATTGATGCCTAAGTTACAATATCGCTTTAGGGTATTTTTAGATAACTTTGGCACTACTGGCGGACCAGATGGTGTTAGAGAAATTTCAAGACAGGTTCAAGATGTAACAAGACCAAATGTTAGTTTTGAACAAATGACAATTGATGCTTACAACTCAAGATCTTACCTAGCAGGTAAACATACTTGGGAACCAATTACACTTACACTACGTGAAGATGCTAATAACAATGTACAAAAAATCATTGGTCAGCAACTACAAAGACAGTTTGATTTCTTCGAACAGTCTAGTGCAGTATCAAGTGGTAGTTACAAATTCCAAACTAGAATTGAAATACTAGACGGTGGTAACGGTGCTAATGGCGCAAATGTAATTGATAGATTCCATTTAATTGGTTGTTACATTGAATCAGCAAACTATAACACACTAGCATATGCAACTAACGAATCAGTGACTACATCATTAAGCATTCGTTATGATAATGCTATACAGTTTGGTGCAGATGAAGACGTTAACGGTATTGGTGAAACAACTACTAGAGCGTTAGCAGCGGCAGCAGGCGGAACACAAGTTTAATTAAAACTTAACTGATTGGCTTTTTAAAGCGGGGGTAATTTAACGGTTACCCTCGCTTTTTTATCTACGCACTTATCTACTTAGGATAAATATTAGTATGAGTAGTTACACAGATCCATACCTACGAAACATCTCAGGCCTTGATGTACACTTGCGAGATGCACGTCATGCCCACCAATTATATACTCAACATAACTTTGCTCTCGCCCCGAAATTTAAATTTCTATATCATATTGTATTTGAATTATATGATGAAGTAGGCAATGCATCAAATAATAATACTGCAAAATTTAAAAAAGAAATCGGTGTACTAGCACAAACAGCCGACTTACCTCAATACAGAATATCTGTTGAAAATAAACAGCAATACAATCGTAAAAAGAATATACAAACTAGATTAGATTACCAAGACGTTACTCTAACGTTTTTTGACGATAATTTAGGTCTTACTAGAGGGTTATTACAAGACTATTACAAGTATTACTTCGTTGACGGCAACCATAAAGACGGAACTGGTAATACACTTGCATATGATGCAAGAGACAAGTATAAAGAAGCTGTTCCCTCTTATGGCTTAAACAATAAAAAAACAAATCCATTTTTTAAATTTGTAAGAATATATCAACTAGCTAGAAGAGAATGGTTTGCATATACACTTATCAATCCATTAATATCTTCATTTGATCACGGTGATGTTGATGCTACTACTGGTGCAGAGCCAAATAAGAACACTATAACATTAGCATATGAAAGTGTTTTGTATTCAACTGGTAAAGTCGAAGACAACAACGAACCTGTTGGGTTTGCTGATCCAGATACGTCATATGATAATGCACCAAGTCCTTTAGAAAAGCCTGACATAGAAAGAGGCCGAGAGCTAAATGAAGCCCTTTCTAGAGGTCCTGAACTTGTACATCCAAGTAGAATGCGTAGAAATCCAGTACTGCCTAGGTCAAGTAATAATAGATCAAGAAGAGACAGTATATTTGGATTAGGTGGCAGGAACAGTATTCTTGGAGCTGGGATATTAGATGGATTTAACAACGGACAACCTGGAGGATTACGTGGAACTAATATTCCGCAAACTGGCAATGCAATAGATACAATAGCAACATTAGTAGCAGGCAATGATAGAGTGTTTGACGGTGATTTTATTGCAGCATCACTTAATTCAAACCAAGCAGCAAAATCTAGTTTCATATCAAGAGCAATTAATAGTAATGCTATAAGCGGTGAATCATTGTCAACATTTAATTCAGCAAGTGCTAGTAAAAAAGCAGCAATTGAAACAGAATTAATTAATAGAGCATCAAACGGCGATAGGAAATTAGCAGGACAAGCTTCTGATGCAATACAAGCAAATAAAGGTTCAATATTAACATAATGGCAAACTCAGATCAAAATGCAGGACAAGGAAAATTTAATAAAGATAATTCTGAGTCTCAAAAAAGATATTTTAACAACTATTATGATACACCGATTAATCATACACCCAGTGAAGTTGATGCAGTAATTGGATACTTTCGAAAAAGAGGATTCGACGAAGTTGCCGCTATTAATACTGCAACTGTTTTATTACAACAAGCAGATATAGACGAAGTTCCTGTATTTGAATTAATTGATACTCTTAAAGGAGCAACTGAAATACAACTAAGCAATATTGTAGCTCAAATTTTAAATTTAAATAGAAGTAAAACTAGTGTTCTAGGGTATAGATCTTTAAATTCAGATGAGTTATTTGATCAACGGAATATTATAAATTGACATGGCTCATTTTGCTCAAGGGAAATATAATCTTAAAAATCCCAAAAAGTATGTAGGAACAAAAAGTCCAACATATAGATCAGGCTGGGAATTTACATTTATGAAATTCTGTGATGAGCATAGAGCTATTTCACAATGGGCTAGTGAAGCTGTACGCATACCTTATAGAAATCCTTTATCAGGCAAACAAACAATTTATGTACCAGATTTTTTTATAGTATATAATGATGCTAAAGGCAAACAACGTGTAGAACTAATTGAAGTAAAACCTAAAAATCAAACATTAAAAGAAAAATTAGGTAAAAGTAAATATAACCAAGCATCGTGGATTGTTAATCAAGCTAAATGGGAATCAGCTAGGTCCTGGTGTAAACAAAAAGGTATACTATTTCGTATAGTAACTGAAGATGATATATTCCACACTGGTGGCAGAAAGTAATGTTTAGTGATACATGCATTTATATTAATAGTTCTTATCGGAGCAGGTGAAGACGCAAAACAACAGCCTAGTCCTATGTATTTTAGAAGCATAGACGTTTGCCAATACTATGCTAGGCGTATACCAAGACAGTATGGTAACTATGGTAGCAAATGGCTAGTCCCACCAGAACATAGAATTACTGCATATTGTAAACCAGTAAAAGTTAACCCGGAGAATACACTAGTATATGATCATTGAATTAGCGTTAGTTGGCATGTTACAATGCTCGCTAGTACACCAACAAATAGTAAATGAAGATTTAAACTGCTTTTATACTTGCACAGATACTAGCAAAGAATTTGCTAGTACCTTGAAACAATACCGTTGTCCAAAGAAACTTTATGCAGATAGACCTGCATTACCTTTTAAAGATAGAGATCGTAAGGGCAATAAATGGACCAAAGAACAAATAGAAAAGTACAAAGATTGATAAGTACATATATAATGGAAAGCTATCTATGACCAAAAAATTAGAAGATCTGCTAAATTTACCTGATTCTAAAGAGATTATTGAGACCGCAAAAGCCCAAGAATCAGAACAAAAGTCGTATGAAGTTGAAAAACAAAAAGAAGCTTTTCGAGATATAGAGGAATTTGATAAAATTGCTAGTGCATTACCAGCAGTTAAGGGCCTAGGAAATATGGCCGATGATGAATTAAATGACATTGCACAAAGGGCATTAACCGCATATGATGACTTAATGGACTTAGGAATGAACGTTGAATCACGCTATGCTAGTAGAGTATTTGAAGTTGCTGGCGGCATGTTAAAGACATCCTTAGATGCTAAAACTGCTAAACTTGATAAAAAACTTAAAATGATAGACTTGCAACTTAAGAAAGAAAAACTAGATAAAGAAAATAGTACCGGAGAAGAAGGCATTATTAATGGGCAAGGGTATGTTGTTACTGATAGAAATAGCTTATTAGAGAAGCTAAAAGGTCTAGATAAAGATAAATAGTTTATAGTAGAGGAATTAAAATGAAATCATTTGCACAAATATTACAGGAATCGAAAAAAGTATATTCGTTTAATATTGGGCTTGCTGGCGATTTACCTGAAGGCGTTGAAGATCGGTTAGAGTCCGTACTAAAAAAATTCAATGTTTTAAGTTTTACTAAAGGCAAAAAAACACCAATCCAAAAACGTCCTTTAGACTTTCCACAATTAGAAAATACAGAAGTTACTTTTTTTGAAACGTCAGTAGAATATCCTACTACTACACAAGTATTACAACACTACTTAGGAAACTGTTGTGGCATTCCACAAAGCCATATTATTGTACGTAATCCAGGAGATCCTAGAGAAGCGTATCAAGAAGAAGTTGGTGATGAACCATATGATGTATTACTAACACAAGAAGATATGGGTGGTGAATCCGCACAGCAGGAAGTAGCAGATAATAGAACAATGGAATTATTAAAAGAATTAGAGACTGCTCGCGCCGAACGTGATGCAGCCGCCGGTAACGAAGATGCACCACAAGGTGAATCAAAAGATATTCAAGGCGATAAACAAAACACTAAAGCAGTGGTTGGAGGATAAAAATGAGTACAATGAAAAAACTAATTGAGTCAGTGGATGCAGGCATAGCAAATGAAGGACCAATGGGTATGCCAATGGCATCACCTATGCCACCAGAAGATAAAGGTAATCCTGTAAGCGTAAATGTATCAATGAATGCAAGTGGTAAAGAGCATGTAGCAGACTTGTTGGACATGATGAAAAATGCAGGCTTAGGCGGTGCAGAGGAAGTCAGCGGACCATCATTAAGTCCAAGAATGGACATGGAAAAATTCCGAGACATAATTGATACTGATGGCGACAATATGCCTTCACCAGAAGAAGATGTTGACGAAATTACAAAAGCCCAGGAAAAATTACCTCCTCAATTACAAAAAGCTATTAAAGATAAAGAAGAAAAAGAAGGTGATGTTGAAGAATGGGCAAACAGTGCTCCAGGAGAAGAAGCATCAGATCGTGGCGATATGGGAGACTACGAAGATAATATTCGTGATGGTAGTGACTTACATAGAAGGAAAAAAGGCTATAAAGCAACAGCTGGCGGCGATAATCCAATGTCAGTAGAAAGTATCAAAGCTACACTAATGAAAGCACTTAATGAAAAGAAAGCAAAGCCTGACTTTTTAGATATGGACAAAGATGGCGACAAAAAAGAGCCAATGAAAAAAGCTATTAAAGATAAAAAAGCTAAAAAAGAATCCATAGATGAAGCAGAAGAAAAAATGCCATCAAAAGCAGAAGTAATGAAATGCTGTAAAGATGGTATGAGTGTTGCAGAAATTTGCAAGAAGTATCCAGACTGTGATCAAGACAAGCTTAAAAAAATGTGCAAAGATTGCAAAGACGAAATGAAAGAGTCTGTAGAAGAAGGTGCATTTAAGAAAGCTGGTGCAAAAGGTGATGGTTCAGCAAAGTTTGATGAAATGGGTTGTAAAAAAGAAATGATGAAACTTAATCAAAGCGGTTGTGCTAAACACGAAATGTATCAAAAAGTTGGTGAAAAATATGGATGTAGCAAAGCTAACTTTGAAAAATTATATGCTAGTCATTGCGGTTAATTATATATCTAATAGGAAAAAATTATGGCAACAGTAACATTATTAAGAAACGGAAAACCTACACAAGTAGAAGTTCCTACATCTTTTAATACTGAGGATGATTGTAGAATTTTCTTATCATACTGGAAAGCACAAGGAGCTACTGCATGGGATACAAGAGTTGTTGGTCCTTTTGTAGAAGCATTTAATTCTGGAACAATTTCGTTAGAAGAAGTTGTAACTCTTGCTAATGGAGAAATTATTGCTCAATCAGATACAGATTGGCCTATTTCTGAAACAGAACTTAAAGAGCATATTACTACTAACAGCTTAACACTAACTCGCTAACCCCCCAGATTGTTAGCCAATAGCGTCTTCGGACGCTATTTTTTTGGTTAAATAAAATTATGCATGTATTTAAACAAACTTTAATCGATCTAGATAATAGACAAGCAAAAAACATACAAGAATTTTACTACAAAGATACAGAATATGAATCTCCTGGTCCAGGACAAGGAACCGGTGTTAGAGACTTAGCAAGAGATTATTTTCGTAATAGTAAGGTAAAAGAACGCCATGTTATACTAAAAGATAACGGCAATACATTGGAGGTTGCTACATATTTTGCAACAAAAAAAGATTGCTTAGATTTTTGCGATGAGCCTGTAGTTAGAGAATCATTAAGATTTTTTGAAGATAGAAATTTTAAACAAACAACAGAACTATACGAAATACAAGACGAACTAAGTATTAGAAAATTAAGCTTTGAAACTATGCGTAATGAATTAAGATATTTTTCTACTAGCTGTACAGATTTAGATCAGGTAAAAGAAAGAGTTAATGAAATTTTTACAGGGTCGTCTAATGCAAAAAAATAAATTTTTCATTTTGGGATTACCAAGGTCTGGTACTACTGCAATAGCAAATACACTAAGCGATAATAATATATACATGTATTCTTCTGAAAAAGTAGAAGGTATTGTAGATAATGAAAGTTACTTATTTGAACCATTTGCATTAGCTAACAGGAAAGTTGTATTGGATTGGAAACATAAGTTACATTATACTATTGAACCAAAATTTAAAAAAGAGTACAATGGATTTAAAGTAATTCTTGGAGATCAAGTAAACATACACAGTTTATCCCAAGACTTTAATTATCGTCCTTTAATTGTTATAAGAAAAGATATATGGAAAGTTATTTTCAGCAAAATAGCTGCATCATATGCAACACACGAAGAAACAGGGCCAATAGGTGTATATCTTCAATCAAGTAGAACAGCTAAAGCTGATTTTACTAAATTCCTTCCTACTATTCCAAGATTAGAATTTTTCCTTGGAAATATGATCAAAGCAATATATGAATTAGAAAACGAAACATATATGTTAGATCCAATTGACATTATATATTTTGAAGATTTTATAAAGCCTAATACTACATATAACAAAATTAATAAGTATTTTGGAAAAGAAATTACATTCAATTTAAATTATAATGATGAATTTAATGTTATAAGTGAATATCTGTCTGAAGCTGGATGGACCAGTAATCAATACAAATATCTAGCATCTAGGATCGATACTATGGTAGAAAGATTTAGTATTAAAGACGATGCAAAAATACCTAAATGGTTAAAGGAAACATTAATTAACCATCCTTTTATTGATAAGTAGTATATAAGGACATTTTAATGAGCAAAAGTTTAGACGGCGTATTAACAAAAAAAGCAAACAAACAAGAAACCTTTACTAATGATCAAGTAGAGGATTTGTTAAAGTGCATGGATCCTAAAAATGGATATGATTACTTTGCACGTAATTTTGCTTATATACAGCATCCTGTAAAAGGTAAACTGTTATTCGAACCATACGAATACCAAGATAGACTACTTAAAAGTTATCATGATCATAGATTCAATATTAACATGTTGCCAAGACAAACAGGTAAAACTACCTGTGCTGCAATATATCTGTTATGGTATGCAATGTTTACACCTGATCAAACTATTCTTATTGCGGCACACAAGTATACAGGCGCACAAGAAATTATGCAACGTATACGCTATGGATATGAATTGTGTGCAGATCATGTACGTGCAGGAGTAACAAACTATAATAAAGGCTCAATAGAATTTGAAAACGGCTCACGTATTGTTAGTGCTACAACAACAGGCAATACAGGACGTGGTATGAGTATTTCATTACTATACTGTGACGAGTTTGCATTTGTGCAACCTAATGTTGCCACAGACTTTTGGACATCAATATCACCTACACTAGCAACAGGTGGTCGTGCTATCCTTACAAGTACACCAAACTCAGACGAAGATACATTTGCTACTATATGGAAACTTGCAGAGGATAAATTTGATGCAAACGGTAACGAACAAGAAGTTGGCGTTAATGGATTTCATAGTTTTAGAAGTTACTGGGAAGAACATCCAGACAGAGACGAAAAATGGAAAGAAGAAGAACTAGGACGTATTGGTGAAGAACGTTTTAGGCGTGAGTATAATTGTGAATTCTTAGTCTATGACGAAACTCTAATTAGTTCGTTAATGCTTACAGAAATGACAGGCGATAGTCCGTTAGTTAATATGGGGCAAACACGCTGGTACAAGAAACCTACTGCACAATATACATATGCAGTTGCACTTGATCCTAGTATGGGCACAGGTGGCGACAATGCGGCTATACAAGTATTTGAATTACCTAGCTACGAACAAGTAGCAGAATGGCAACATAATACTACAGCTATACCTGGACAAATTAGAGTACTTTCAGATATATGTAGTTACATAACAAAAGAAACAGGCAACGAAAACGGACTTTACTGGAGTGTAGAAAACAATGGTATAGGAGAAGCTGCACTAATTGTTATTAATGACTTCGGTGAAGAAAATATACCTGGACTGTTTGTAAGTGAACCTATGCGTAAAGGACATGTACGCAAGTTCCGCAAAGGATTCAATACTACGCATGGCACTAAAATTACAGCATGTAGTAGACTAAAAACTATGATCGAAAACGATAAGATGATTGTACATAGCAAGCCATTTATAACAGAACTTAAAAACTTTGTAGCAACAGGGTCAAGCTACCAAGCAAAATCAGGACAAACAGACGATTTAATAAGTGCAGCATTACTTGCTATTCGAATGATGGCAGTACTTAAAGATTGGGATCCACGTATATATAATACATTTACACAAGCTGAAGAAATAGCAGATTACGAAGCACCTATGCCTATTTTCATTAGCACAAACTATTAACAGAGTTGATAAATACAATATGCAAGAATTTGATAAAATAGGTGAAGATCTTTTTAATAAAATACGAGGACGTTTTCCAAGTATTACTATTGGCAATGAAGCAGGGGAGGTAATTAACGAACCTTCACAGGCTAGATTCTTTGATTTTGAATACAAAGAAGCTGATAAAACTTTAGGTAATGTTAGTGTTAATATTACTGAAGACGAAGGAATGACTATTATATATTCCAAGGATTTTATATCTAATGAAGATTCAATGACAAAGGATAATTGGTATAATTTTCTTAAAGAATTAAGATTGTTTGCAAAAAAACGCATGCTTGAATTTTCAATAAGAGATATTACTAAATCAAACCTAACAAAAAGAGACTACAAATTTTTATCTAATCGGACCGGAGACAATACAATGGCAGAATCAAAACTCTATGGAACTAGCAGAATTAGTTACCAAGATGTAGGTAGTGCGAGACTAGTAATTAAACACACCGAAAGTATTAATCAAGAACAAGCTACTGGACGTACTAGAAGCGTTGGTACTATATACATTGAAAGTTCCGAAGGTGAACGTTTCAAATATCCATACAAACATCTAAATGGTGCAAGAGCAATGGCTAGACATGTAGCCGAAGGCGGAAATGCATATGATGATTTTGGTAAGCACATTGTTAGTCTTTCCGAAGAGCAAGCAAAATTAAGCAAGTTTAAAAGGTATATGAGTCGTTCAGCTGTAATGGCGGAAAGTTTATCTGATTATACTGATGCTGTAAACGATCGTATTGTTACAGTTAAAAAGACACTACAAAATTTACAAAAGAAAGACTACTATGCAGAAACATTTGAATCCTTTGCTCCGGCCGTAATGGAAGATGTACCTGCTGACGTAGCTGAAAATTGGATTGATCAACTTACTATTAGACAGTTTAACGAAGAATTAAAAGACATTTTTCCTTATGTGTTTAAGCTAGTAAGTGAAGTATCAAAAGCTAAAGATCTAGGCCCAGATGATTTAGCAGAAGTAGCTGGACCAGACAAGTGTTGGCCAGGACATAGAAAAGTTGGCACACAACCGGGTACTGGTAAGAACAAAGGTAAACGTGTTAATAAGTGTAAAAAAATTGAAGGTACTGAAGAAGCATTAGAACAAGGCTTTGAGGAAATGATGGGCCAATTTGGCGAAGGCGCAATGAAAGATTTGCTTATCGATAAATGCGAAAAAATGGACCGTGAAGATTTTGTCGATGATGCAGACGACTACGGAATGACACCTGAAGAGGCTGGAGAAATGTGGGATAATGTAAATGGCGTCAATGATGAAGATGATACTATGGCAGTAAAAATCGACAAAGATGGTGCTATTAGCAAAGATGACGGAAAGGCTGAAAAAGAGCAAAAGACTCCACTAGGCGAATTCATACTAAGTTACTTTGATAAAGAAACAGGCGAATTTCCAAAAGGCGAGACCGCAGTACTTACGATGATCGAAAAGGACTACGGTGAGCAGTTCATAGAACCTGCTAAGGCATTTATAGAACGAATCCAAGCAAAATTTGAAGAATATCAAATGCAAGCACACCCACAGCAAATGGAAACAGATGATGAAGATGATGATGATGAAGATGAAAATGATGATCTGTTTAAAGATGACGAGTTTACTGCAATGGATCAAGAAGATGACGACGAAGTAAACAAGCATTTTGAAAGAATGCGTGAATTAGCTGGTGTAAGATAATCAGCTAATTCTTTTTAAAAGGATATATCTTGGATTGTCGATCTGACATTTATCACTTAGTTTCTCAAGGATATAGTCTATCAGATCCTTATGTAATGAAAAACCTATATGAATACGGTTATAGTGCAAAAGAAATAGCAAGCACTATTAATCAACATTTTGATATAGATATTACAATAGAACGTAAGTTTATACAAGCACTACTAAATTTACACAAAGATAGAGACTTAGAAAATCTTCCAAACTCTAATAATTATTGGCATAAGTTAAACATTGACATAGCACCACTTGCTATAGATCTAAAAGACTATATATTGTCAGATCCATATAGATCCGGAGAACACGCATCGTATAATGCAGATACTGGCGGAGTATGGACGTTAGATTCTAATATGTTATTCAGTAAAGAATGGCTTGAATATTTAGAAAACGACTTTAGTATTTTTCCTGGACACGTACAGTTATTTTACAAGAATAAAAATGCACAACATTCAGTAGCACACGTAGATGTAAGTAGCACAGGCACACTACACGGCGGAGCAATTAATTGGACACTAGATCTTGATGATGCAGAAATGGTCTGGTACGAAACACCAGACTATGAACACACAGGTAAAGTAAAGACAACCATTAATGATCAAAGTAAAGAATGGCCTATCTCAGGACTAAAAGAACTTGATAGATGTCATGTGGGACAAAAAGCTACACTAGTACGTACAGATGTCCCTCATACTGTAGACATGGGCAATACTGATAGATGGGCAGTAAGTTTTAGAATATTAACTGCACTCACATGGCAAACGCATGTTACAGTACTAGAAAATTACATCCAAAAATAATTCAAAAAACCATTTGACATGCTAAATATAAGAGTGTATAATACATAGTATGTATTGCACAATTAGGCACTACAAAAACAATCATAGGCACATATAGGAGGCAAAACTATGGCATCATTAGCAGAAATTCGAGCTAAATTAAAAGAACAAGAGTCACGCTCAAGCG